TAGAATTGATCTAGTTTTGATAATGGTTCAGGAGTTTGGCGAACTACTCTCCGATTAACCTTTTTGCGTGGTGTGCGTTTTCGTGTGTTCGCCATAGCAAAATTATCGCTTACTGATTAAGACAAACAGATCATCAACACGCGCTTCAAGTCGAGTAATTTGATCCTTAATCGAACTGCCAGAATTTGGCTTCAATTCTTGTAAATAAGATTTAATAACCCAACGCAGACCCAGTAATAAACTGGTAGATACGGCGCTTACGCCAACGGCTATGCCAACCCATTCGTTTGCGGTCATGACGCATTGATTCCATAATCAGCTTCGCTCCCTGATTTTGGATCTAACGCTTTGGCAATAGGCGCAACAATCGCACCAAGCATAGTTGCATAGGCTGGATGAATGTCAGCCACTATTGCTAGGGCAACTGTAATTCCACTAGCTGCCACAGCTCTCAAATATGACTTGATTGCTGCTTTGTGTTTTTTAGATAGTTTCATTAATTGCCTTTCAGTAGTGGGATGTCGAACTTCTTGCCATTTTGATTTGGTTTGAAAGAAATATGCAAATGAGAATGATGCGGATTTATGCCCCTATATTTGACCCAACGCCAAAGCGACTTTGCAGAACATATTTTGCCGGCATAGATTATGTAAGATATACGCTTATCTTTTTTTGCTGTGAGTCGAAGCTGATCTGCCAAAGCATGACTAATCCCTTTTTCGTCAGATAAGCCAGCGTCAATATCGATCGCGCAAACTTCTCCGTCTGGTCGTGGGTTGTGATCCGACTTGGTTGTTCGTAATGCATGTTTAGAATCACCAATCCACCCATCGCTTCGCTTATCGCGATCCAACCATGTTTCATTAATTTGGTCGCGAAGCGTGTCAGCAGCTTTAGATAACCAAGGCTTCATTAGCCAAGTATTAGTTTTGCTTCGTCAGCAGTTATACCTAAACGATCAAGGATTGCTTGGCGTTGAGTTTCTTTTGCTTCGGCTTCTACTTGTGCCGCCTCTTGTGCTATTTTATTTTGTTCATACGCTGCAAACTCTATATCGTTCATTTGTCTGTCAATAACTTCATCTGTTTCTAAATTATGTATTCTTACCATTGGTCGCGTTAATTTAGCCATATTATTTCACCCCATAAACTAGAACTTGACCGCCTGAATATGTTGATGTTCCTGCCGCAGTTGTAATTGCTAATGATGTAATTGCACTTGCTGTTTGAATGAAACCTGCTCTATTAACAGTAGAATTTTGGTTAGTAGTGCCGCCATGAAATTGAAATGGTTTTCCAAAAGTCGCGTTGGCATATTGGCGAATATATAAAGCAAAAGAATTAGTCACAGTTGAGACAATGGGCAATAGATTGCTAGTATGTGAAATAATTTCAGATGAAGTGCTTACAGCGTTTCCCTGTGCTCCAACAGAAAAAGATATACTTGCCGTAGCATTTGGGTCAATTCGTAAAGATGCGGCAACATTCACATAAGGATTATTCACAATAACCATTAAATCGGTGTAAGAACCGCTAATTGATGAAATAGTTGTTGTTGTTCCTGATAATGTTGTTGTGCTTAATAAAGTGTAAGCACCAGTTGAAATTGTAGTCCACTCAGGAGCAGTAGCACCAGAATTAACAGTTAATACTTGTCCAGCAGTTCCAATTCCTAAACGAGCCTTAGCAGTTGAAGTTGTATAATAATCAACATCGCCAGCAGTAGTTCCCGGGCTTAATGCTTTAACACTTGTGTCAATAGATGAACCAAGTGTGCGGATAGCTGCTGCACCATCCTTGACGAGATCGGTGTCATCTGGAGTGCTCCAGCTGTAATTGGTAGTAGTTGCCATTTTATCCTATCCTCATGCGACTATTGTAGCGTATTCCCATGTCAGAGTTGCGCTTAAAGTGTTCCAAGCCTCAAGTGCTGGAGTCGTATTCCAACGCATCGCTACTTGGCTGAACTCGGTTGGTGAAACATTGATTGTTAAAAATAGTTCATTAAATCTAGTGCTCCATGACCAGCCCTCTACATAACCCTCGAACGAGCCATCGGCTATTTGTAAAGGTAGGTTTTCTATATTGACTGGCATGCCCATAAAGACACCTAATAAATCATCTCGGTCTGCATCGTCAATTTCAGGGTTAGTTATTGGAAAGGTAATCGATTGGAATGCTGGTCTTGGATAAGCTCTTTGATCGATATATCTGTCAGCAATAGCCTGAGCATCCACAGTTCCATGAACCCTAGAGTTAATTGTTTCGGCTTTGTAGCCATATAGGGCAATTGAAGCTGCATCTGTGGCATCAACTTGCTGATTGTAATTGCTACCATAATTTAGGTATATATCATTCCTGACATCTGCTGAACGCATAATTGTAGATAAGCCAGCGCCTAACGCATGGCGAGCATCTAGTTCAACATAACCATTGATTAAAAGATAATTCTGCCTGTGGTCTGCATCTGCATAACCTATGTTTCCAGCATTATCCTCATAAATATATCCAAAGGCTGAAGTTGCAATATCTGAAATCACATTGTAAATCGTGTCAGTAACATTTGATTGGGAACTCATTGTGTAAAGACCCGGCTGATCTATTTCGCCAAGCCCTAAATTGACGGCATCTTCCCAAGTTTCGGTTGGATCATAAGTTGACCATAGTGAAGCTGCTGGCACATCATTCCAAGTTCCAAGCAATACGCCTGAAAGAATGTCATAGATTTGGTCGCCATCTTCATCTTGAGAAATGTTGTCATTAAAGATTTCTTTAGAAATTCTGGCAAGTGAACCCATAGCGATAATTGTGTATTCGACAACTGTGGAAATTGATCCAGTAGCACGAACTGCAACAGTAACGTCGGTAACATCTCCACCAAATAAACTAACATAAGTTCCAGATGTATCTTTAACTTGTAAATCTAAACTGTCATTTATGTCAAAAGGTAGAACCTGACCATTTAATGCTAATAATGTAATTTGACAATATGATGGAAGGGGTTGCTGATAAATATCTGTGCGACCTGCTTGATGCTGAACATCGCTTATTGTTATGTCAGTATAATCAACCCCACCGACAGTCAGTTTCCAGTCTGGTGTAAATACTGACATTAATTAACTCTATCTCGTAACGCAGTTACCGATCTAGCTGCTTGACTGTTAAGACTGGTTGCAATAGCTCGCGCAGTTCCTTCTGGATCTATTGAGCCCGATACGTAAATGTTTGTAACACTTTGGGCTTGACCAAATGGAGTTCCGGGAGATGGAGCAGTTGGAGCTTGACCAAATGGAGTTCCGGGAGATGGAGCAGTTGGAGCTTGACCAAATGGAGTTCCGGGAAATGGACTTGGTAAAACATTTGATAAAGAATCAGCCTGTTTTTGTAATAAATCAAATTCTTTAGTTAATTTATCAAATTGTTTTGCTGCTTCTTCTTGACTTATTCCATTTGTAGCAACCTGAAATGTCAAATCTGCAAAAGCATCACTTATTTGTTGTAATCTTTTTACTAAATCAGCAAGGCTAGTTGCGCCTGTTCCACCAAATCCGCCACCAAATCCGCCACCTGCACCGCCACCAAATCCGCCACCTGCACCGCCACCTGCAAGGCCACCTGCAAGGCCACCTAAGCCAGCAAACCCACTTCCGCTAAATCCGCCAGTAGCAGCACCAATAGGACTTAAAAGTTCAATATCAGTTCCACCACGAACTGCATTTAATCCACGAATAACTAAGTTAATTGCATCAATAATAAAATTAAGAACTGGAGTGATAGCCCCAACTATTTTGCCAAAGGCATCAATTATTGCGGATGCTGCTTTAACACCGACATCCAACATAAAGCCAAATATCTTTTGAACTATTGGAAATACCACATTGATTAAGATTTGACCAAATTCCTCAAATGATTCTCTATTTCTTTCAATAGCAGCCTGAATAACATCCCAAGCAGCTTTAAATTTATCAACTATTGGTGTGCCATATTCGAATATATAACCAATCAGTCTTTCAATAATAGGAAGTAATGCAACACCCACAGTTTCTTTTGCTTCATCAAATGCAACCTTTAATCGGTCAATTCTGCCTTGGAAAGTTTCAGCATTACGAGCTGCTGCGCCACCATAAAGATCAGATAATCTTTGTTGAATTTGAGTGAATGATAAAGTGGATAATTCAGTCTTTGATAAACCTAAACCTAATCGACCAAGTGAAGTAGTATTACCATCTTGAGCCTTGCCTAAAGCATTTGTAACAGTTTCTAATTCTTTACCTGAACCTCTACTGATATCTAAAGCAAGAGTCAATAACTCTTGGGCTTCGGTTGTATTTTTGGTAGATACCGCAAGCCTTTGGAATGCCGGCCTTAACTCATCATCAGCTATTCCAACCGCTAAAGCAGTCTTGCTTATGTAATCCTCAGTTGCTTGTATTTGCCCATCTGTTGCGCCTGTGGCAGTCCTTAATGCAGCAGCTAGCCTTAACTGTGCTTGCTCATCTTCGATCGCAGATTTGACCCCATCAATGGCTAATTTGCCGGCATAGGCAACGGCAGCAGCAGCAGCTACGGCAAATGCAGCAGCAGCCTTTTTTCCAAACTCTGAAATCTTGCTTGAGTTAGTTTCGACTACCTTATCGGCTTCTCCTAATTTCTTTTTAAGATCATCGACATCGGCAAGGATCGAGAGTTTAAGTGTGCGATTACCGGTTGCCATTAGACCCATTCCTTAATGATGCGATTAAAACTGTCTTCCCACTTGTTAATCAATTCAGGCTGAATTCTGCGAAGGGTTGGATAAATGAACCATCCGCGAGATCCACGACCTGACCGCCCAGAATATGCAGGGAACTGTTTGAATTTATTTGAACCAAACTCAATGCCACCCCATAAGGTTTGTGTAGTAGCACCACCTGAAAATTTTTGGCGTGCGAACCCATAACTGAATTCGCCGATCTTGCTTGATTTAGAGATGCTAACGCCATCCGCGACTCTTTGCGCAACCTTGCCAGATTTTGTTCTAGTTGCAGCTGCTTGTTTAATTTCCTGAGATGCAAAATACGCCAAAGCAGCAGATTGACGGCGTGCTTCCTCTGTTGCTTGGTCATCCATAAGTTTGAAAGCCTTGTAGATATCGCGCAGATCTTTTTTGTTATAGGCGATTGTTTCACTTGCCATTCCTCTGCTCCAATATCTCTATCGCTGTGTATATGTCGTCTGCATCAACCCATTCACTCATTGGAATCTGTGTGGCTATTGCCAACTGAATCAATAAACGATTTAGGCTTCCTGCTGGATGGCTTTTGGGTTTGCATCACCGACTATTACATCTGCAACAGTTTCGCTCCATACCTCATAAGATTTAACTGGCTTTCCAGCAGCTTCTCTTTTGTGTGCATGATAGGCCAAAAACATTAAATCAGATATGCCCATTTTTTCTTGGGCTTGGCTGATTGTAACGCCTCGATCTCGTTCCCATTTTGCCCACTCAGGCGGTTGGGCTACATAAGTGGCTTGCTCGCCTGAGGTGTATTCAATTGTAATTGGTAACTTCATTAGTGCTCCCGTTTCTAATTGTTAAGCGAAGTTTTCTGTTGGCACTCCAATTACTTGGAATGTTAAAGATACAGTTTGTGCATCATTTCCTGCACCACCGGCTGATGGCCATGATGGTAGCACTTGGAATGTAAATACTGCGCCTGATGCAGCTGTAAATACTGTGTTGATTCCTGTGTTTGGAGATGACTCTGTAACGCCCCATAGAATCTCACATAGAGATCCTGATACGCCCCAGTCTGCTAAAAGTTCAACAGCTAGTGTGAAATCATTATCGATTACTTTGTAGGCTTTGCCATCCAAAGTTTCATATGTTTGGCGATTAGTAGTTCCGGTTAGAACTGCACTTGTTGCTTGAGCATCGAAAGTGTTACCACCGATTGTGAAGGTAACATCTCTGCCCGTAATTACTGTGGTAGGCACTTTGACTCCTTAGATTGTTTGTTCGTAGTAGGTTGAAACTCTTATATCAGAAATCAACATTGTTGATGCTCCAATAGTGGTTACAGTTGGTCTTTCGACCTCTCCGACAATATATCCATTTGGGATAACTGCCAGAATGCTCATGATTAATTGCTCGATGTTATCGAGTGATGCAGGATTACTATTGTAAGCAACCACAGCTGTAATGGTCATATTAATTCTAGTTCTTATTCGGCTTTTGCCAATTGTTTCAATTTCTAAATATGGTGAATCAGGCACAACTACAACGGCAGGTGGAATGACTGACTCTGGCACATAAGCATAAACATTTCCAGCCACGCCTGCTAATGCAGTTGCAAGTGGTTGTCTAACGGATGAAAGAATTGTGGATGGTGGCATTATTGACAAATACCTTCAACATCTACATAAGGCCCGAGAATTCCAATTACGCGTGAATAAAGTGATCGACCCATTCTGTAAGGAGTTGCTGTAAAATCTACTCCTTCAATTTGTCCACCGGCTGCGACTCTTGATTGGAATACTTCAACCGAAATTGCAAAAACTGCTGATCGGACTGATTGATTTCCAACATAAGTAGATGCTCCAGATAAGGTAGCAACTCCACTTGGAATTACATTTGCTTCAACTACATCTGCATTTGTGATTGCTGCACTAAAAGTTGTGTCTGTTAAATTATCATCTAATACTGTGCGAGTTCCATTGTAAGGACTCAAGCATCCAGTAATAATTACTGATTGACCTTCAGTAAATTCATGCACGCCAACAGTTGTAAATGTGGCGATGTTATCCTGTAAAACTGTTTTTTGAATTGAACTCTTAAATGTAACTAACATTGGCAAAATAGTGTTTTCGCTAGTGTCTATTATGCCATCTAGATATGTGTCATTATATAAAGCAGACGACACACCAAGCACAGATCGCAACTCGGTGGCTGTAATTATACTTGGCATGTCATCTCCTTACTCCCTTAATGGATGCCTAGGATCGGGAGCAACCCTAGGCACTCAATTAAATTAAGCTACTGATAGTTTGCGGAATGCTGCTGGGTAGCGATTAACTACTGCAACATAACCATATAATCCAATTTCCACACGACCATTGGCAACAATGTTTGCACGAATCTCAAAAGTTCCGGACTCATGGAATCGCATTGCTGCTGCTGGATAAACAAGTGCATGCTTAACATTTGCATTGTCACCTGTGTAATTAGGATCGACGATAAGGTCAAGTCCTGCGACTGTTCCGTTTGTTGAACCTTGTGTAATTAAGCCGGCAGCATTTTGTGGTGCTGCTGCTGCGAATAGTGGACGACCATCTGCAACTGCGCCAAGTAGTCCAGCGAAGTCAATGCCATCCTCGCCACCTGATGGAGCAACCATCAAACGATTTGGTGTGAAACGCATAACGCCATAAGCGTCTGCAATTCCATCAGCGATTGCTGCATAGATTGTTGAGCCTGTTGATCCTGCTGCTGCCTCTGATGCAATCTTTGCTGCATAAGCATCTGTCTTTTGTGCATAGCTAGCAGCCAACTCACGAATATAAAGATCTAGGAAGCTGGGGTCTGACCTATCAAGAAGCTCTTGATTTATTACCCCGGCGCCCGCAAACTTGACAACTGAATCCTCTTGAAAGGTGACAGTTGTGTCAGTTGAGCTGTATTCAGCACCCTCTGCTGTTAATGCAACAGTTGCTTGTGTTCCCAATAGGGGAGTAAAAATTTTCATTCCAGCAGGAGGAAGCGGTGCACGCTCGATGCTGTCAATGAAAGGTCTAGATGAATCGATAATACCGATAACATCACGCAAATAATTTGGTGGAACCATTCCTGTGTTCTCAGAAACAGTTGCGATTTGTAATGCTGCAACTAAGTCACGAGCATCTGTATCGCCTTGAATCGCACGAACCTGTGCGTTTAGATATTGTCCTGCTGTAACATTTGTATCAACTCTTGGCTTTGTGTATGCCATGTAGTTGGCTGTTACAACTGGAGCCTGTGTCGCTTCTACCGCTTCGGTTGCGATAGGAGCCTCAGAAGTAATTTCTGACACTTTGTTCTCCTTTGTTGTGGTT